TAGGTATAGGTACTACTGCTCCAACAAGATTATTAGAAGTTTCAGCGGTTAATCCACAAATGACTTTAAAATCAACTACAACTACTGGGTTTAGTGAATTATATTTTGGAGATACGGGTGCAGATAATGGATATTTAAGTTATGCTCATAATGGAGATTATTTAGTTTTTGGAGTTAATAATTCCGAACGTATGCGCATAACAAGTGGGGGGATAGTTTCTGTTGGTGCAAGTGATGGTCTAACAACATCAACTTATGCAGGCAAACTTTCAGTATATACCGCAGGTGGAGCAAATTTATCAATAGGTGGTGGAAGTAATACCACTAATACTATAATGAGTAGATTTATTACAGTTAATACAAACAATGGTAATAGCGGAAATGAAAGCTCATCAAGTTTTTATGGTATAACAAGTATTGAAAGTGCTTTAACTACCTCAAATTCAAATACAAGTGGGAATAGTGGTGGATATATAATGTTTAAGACAAAGGGAGATGCAGGTACACTTGATGAAAGATTGAGAATAGCATCTAATGGTTTAGCAACTTTTTCAGGAGATGTAAAAGTAAAAACATTAGAAATAACAAACGTAGGTACTTATGGTTCATCTTCTGGAATATCTACATATATGCAAATAACAGTAAATGGACAGAATTATGTAATACCATTACACGGAACACCTTAAAAAATAAAATAAAATGGCATTAGAAACAAAATGGCTTATTAGCCAATTAGACACCGCACCGAGCGAAGATGGTTTAACCGATGTAGTAAAAACAGTACATTGGAGATACGAAGGCAAAGACGGAGAATACACCGCAGAAGTTTACGGAGTATTATCTTGCGCTACACCTTCGGACACCGACTTCACTGCTTACGAAGATTTAACTTATGAGCAAGTATGTTTGTGGTTAGTTGCAGGTTTAGACCAAGAAGCTATGGACTTAAACTTAGAAGCACAAATCGAGAACCTTAAAAACCCACCGATTGTAAATTTACCTTTGCCGTTTAGCAATCCACAATTATCTTTACAAATAAAAACAAACAATGAAGTACAAGCAACTACTACAATTAGTGAGCAGCCTTAACCAAGTTATTGGCAGCCAAGACACAAAAACACAAAAGAAGCTTTTTAAGATTTATGAAAAAGTTAAGAAGCATCACGAAGAGTATCAAGCCGAAGTTGAAATCTTGCGTTTAGACAATGCGCAGACCGATGACAAAGATTGTTTACTATTAGACGAGAAGGGAAATTACAAGTACTCTAAAGAAGGCATCAAGAAGCTTACAAAAGATATTGATGCTTTAAATGATAAAGTATTTGACTTTCAAATAATTAACGTAGTTAACCAAGACGGGCTTCAGGACTTTACCTTCCTTGAAGATTGGACTACGGGCATAGAATTTAACAAACAAGAAGAAGAAGAATTATAAATGGCAAATAACCACCAAGCAGACCAATCAACAATCGTTTCAGTAGTAAGTGCTATTTTGAGCCTTACTTCTATTCAACCACTATTCACATTGTTGGCGAGTTTGGTGGCTATTGTTTCTGGTGTAATGGCGATAAGATACTATTACAAAATGACCAAAAAGCTTAAATGAGATTAATACTTTTAGCTTTATTACTTACATCTTGCGCTTCGGTTAAGAAGTTTGAAAAGAGATTTGATAGCACGGGGACAACTAAGATTGACTCCGTGCATCTTACTTTTTACGATAGCGTTACCAAGATTATAGAAAAGGAGCAGGTATTTACTAAGACAATTACAATCTACGATACTATTCGCATCTCAAAGGATAGCATTATAGTAGTGCCAAAGGTCGTAACTAAATGGGTGTACGAAACAAAAGAGAAGGAAACCAATAACAACCTGACTAAAAAAGATACAATAGCCTTTAATCGCACGGAAACAACTCAAATTTCGATTGTAGATAAAAACAAGGTAACTACTCAGAATAACTTTTGGAAGGCTCTAATAGGGCTAATAATAGCGATTGTTTTAATTTTAGCTTATTGGAGTAGATTATGGAAGTAAACAAAGCAGGTCGTGACCTTATAAAGAAGTTCGAGGGGTGTAAGCTAAAGGCTTATAAATGCCCTGCTGGTTTATGGACTATCTCGTGGGGTTTGACTTTTTACCCTGACGGAACAAAGGTTAAGGAAGGCGATGTTATCACGCAGCAACAAGCTGAAGATTATTTTAACGCTATTGTAGATGACTTTGCTAAAAAGGTAGATGCGTTAATTAAGTCAAATGTAACCGACAACAATTTTTCTGCTTTAGTTTCGTTTGCTTATAATGTGGGTATGGGCAACTTTCAAAGAAGCACTTTGCTTAGAAAGGTAAATGCTAACCCTAAAGACAAAACTATTTTGGCTGAATTTAAAAAGTGGACAAGAGCAAACGACAAAGTGTTGAATGGTTTAGTGAGGCGCAGAGAAGCAGAAGCTAAACTATATGAGCAACTTTAGAACTATATTAGTAAACTTACTATCCGACGAAAGCAACAGTATTAGCCATAAAAGAGTAGTGGCTATGCTTGGCAGCTTATGTCTTTTTATATCATTGTTCTTAAACATAATATTGAAGATTAACCCAAGCGACAAGTTAGTAGATGCGGTATTGTATTTAACGCTATTTGCTATGGGTTACACTACAATAGATAAATTCAGCAAAAAATAAATAATGCTAAAATCAAAACGCAAACGACTTTACTTTGATATTGAGGTAAGCCCAAACATCGGTTTCTTTTGGACTTCTGGATATAAACTAAACATAACAACCGAAAGCATAATTAAGGAACGAGCAATTATTTGTATATGCTACAAGTGGGAAGATGATAAAGAAGTTTATGCTTTACAATGGGATAGTAAACAATGCGACAAAAGAATGCTGCAAAAGTTTATTGAGGTAGCAAACACGGCTTCAGAAATTATAGGACATAATGGCGATAAGTTCGATATGGCTTGGGTTAGAACACGATGCCTTTTGCACGGCATAACAATGTTTCCGTCTTACACAACTATCGACACGCTAAAGGTTGCAAGGTCTAAGTTTAGATTTAATAGCAACAAGCTTAACTATATAGCCGACTACTTAGGTATTGGCACGAAGATAAAAACCGAGTACAGTTTATGGAAGGACATTGTTCTACATAAAGACAAAGTGGCTATGGCTAAAATGATTAAGTACTGCCAAAAAGATGTTGTATTATTAGAGCAAGTATTTAACGCACTTAAAAACCACATCGAACCTAAAACACATTACGGAGTTATCTTTGGACAAGACCGAGGAAGCTGCCCTGAATGTGGAAGCGATGACTTAATTATTTCACTTCGTAGAACAACCGCAACTGGTGTAAAGAAAATACAATACAAGTGCAAAACTTGTTTTAAGATACATAGCAAAACCGACAAATAATGAGCAACATACTTGACCAAACAATAAAAGATTTACAAGCAAGAGAAGTAAGGGGGTTAAAGGAATACGGAACTACAATGGATAGAACCGATTTAAGCCAAGACGAATGGTTGCAACACGCTTACGAAGAGGCTTTAGATTTAGCACTATACTTAAAAAAACTATTACTAACCAATGCGCCTAAAAAAAGTATTTAGCTTCGGGAACATATTAGACCGAGACACCTACGAGCAGCTAAAAGATTTAGATTATACTAACCCAAACTTCAAAGGCTGCGGAGACGAGTTCCAGTTCAATCGTGAATGGTGGGTAATGCTTGATGATATGAGCCGAATTGTTGCTTATTGCGGCTCAATTTATTCTAAAGGCATCTGCATATTTAACAGGGCGTGGGTGCATAAAGATTATAGAGGGCAAGGCATACAAAGACGAATGATTAAAACAAGGCTAAAGGCTGCATCTACTTTTTGCCATATAGCTATTACTTACACTACCTTAGACAACTTCCCTTCAGCTAATAACTTAATCTCGTGTGGGTTTAGGTTATACCTACCAGAATATTCTTACGGGGGTTACGATAAACTTTACTTCCAAAAGTTACTATAAAAGGTAGTAATACTACTACTTTTTGTAAAGTTTTAGCTTTACTTTATTACAATTTTAGTCAAGTTTTAGCTTTACTTTGTACGTTCTGGCGTACATAATTGGTAATAAACTGCACAATTTGATGTGCTTTTATCCTATATAAGACAGATTATTTGCAACAATGATGCAAAAATAATTTTAAAATATTTTAATAGTTTTGCACTTTGTATTGTGTATTGTTGTATATTTGTGTAAACAAAACACAAAATGACACATTTAACCAACTACCAAATGTTCCAATATCAGCG